GCCGGATTCGAGATTACCGAACATTGCCCTAATGAATATGTTAGTCTCGTAACGCAGGCAATTCGAAACGGATGGTTAAAGCCTATTGCATATGTACGTGATGATGAATTGATGTGGGATAAGATAAAAGGTTGATATGAAAGTTCAAGTTCATAAATGCAGGATTACAGGAAAACTCTTCGAAGATAAGGATCGGGCGAAGTATATCCTGCATTTGAAGGCTATGCGAACAAAGCAGAAAGAACTGCGTCTGCACGAAAAAATTCGTAAGGAATTTGCTGTATGGCTTGCAAAAGAAAGATCAGAGATCTATGATCCTAATGATATTATTCCGTGGTTCATGAAGAATCAACGATACATTATGGATGCGGCCAACGCGCTAAAATTCCCAGATGATAAGAAATATCAACGTGGATTTCATCCAGATGATAAATTTACTGATATAGAGTTACGAATTAAATATAGTCCGTGTGTATCTAATTCACACCAATGTCCCGATAATGGTATAACAAATTGGTGTGCTAAGAATCCCGGTGTTACCAGTTATCCCGGATGGGAAGGCTATATCAATGGTACTTTGGTAAGACCCTCAAAGTACAATTGGTCTTATCCGTATAGTGAAGCACTCGAGATTGTCGGATTAAAGACTGGCACAGGTGGTGGTGGCAATGATAGTTGGAATTATGGTGGCAATGATAGTTGGAATTATGATGTCAAGGTTTTTCTTGATGATTGGCCCGGACTCGGCCAGATACTTGTTGTAAATAAACTGAAAGGTGTATTTTAAGTGTAATTCCATTCAGGATATTTTAACGATATGAGATTTTTATAAATTACCGCTTCAGAAATACCTAACGAAATAGCAGCATATTTTACACTAGAATAATTATTTCCTAAAATTATTATAGATCTTCTCATTTTTTGTTTCGTTTCTTCTGACAACTTTCTACCTTTATTTGCTGCACTAATTTTTTGTTTCGTTTCTTGAGAATGTGGTGTCATAATCTGTAATTTTCGAGCAGTCTTTATTTTCTGTATTGTTTCTTCACTCTTCGGAATGCCATGCTTACCTTTGTTTGATCTGGATCGTTTCAGTTTTGTTTCTTCTGATTGTTTCTTACCCTTATTTGCTTCTGATAATTTTTGTCGTGTAGATATCGAACGATGGGTGCCCACGCATCCGCCATCTAACCCATTCTCTGGTTTTAAGTTAGCCCATTCTTTAGATTCTGATATATTATTTTCAGCCGAAAAACTTAGTGCATAGCTTTCAAGATCAGCCTGTTCTGTAAATAATTGATACCATATAGTAGATACATTATGCCCATGTTCTTTAAGATGTAATAACCAATATTTTCCCGATCCATTATATTTGGTTGGATCAGTCTTAACAGTCTTCCCAAAATATTTTAATCCTGTAATATTGTGTTGCTTTATATAAAGCCAAGTCGGCCGATAATTTATCATTATATGTATATTTATCTTGACAGTGGCAATGTATATGTTATAATATAAATATATTTATTATAGATAAGGAATGATATGTCTGTATCTGAAAATTTCGGATGGATTGGCTGGTGTAACGAAGACAACCACGATAAAGTCTGGGGTTATTTCTATCGGCCTACGCCTAATGCAAGTACATGGACTCGTAAGAACGACGGCTGGAATTGCTGTGTTTTTTGGGCAAGACGCGGCAAGGCAATGCAGTTTAAGTCCAACGTGACGGGCTATGAGCTCGACAAACTTGTCCAGGCCAAACTCAAGAAGGGTTACGACAAGATTAGCCAACCAAGATTGTTTGAGATTTGGCCAACCTTTATTGCAGAAGCAGAAGGCAAGCTGATGTGGGACGTTCTGGCTGGAAAAGTGAAATAACCACTTGACGCTATATAATAAATATAGCATAATAGACACATAGCAAGATTTTTAACCCCAGGAGTATTTAACAATGGCTACACTTGATACACACCGCGTTGAGCGCCCAAGGGACGTTCGTACACTTCTTACTCGCTGCATGAAGGTTGGACGCCCAGCGATGATCTGGGGTCCTCCCGGTATTGGCAAGTCTGAACTGATTGCGGAAATTGGTGCTGATACCAACCGGCCTGTGATTGACATGCGTCTGCTTTTGCTTGAGCCGACTGACATCAAGGGCATTCCGTATTACGATCCCGAAACCAAGACAATGAAGTGGGCTCAGCCTGCAGACCTGCCGACTGAAGGTTTCTTCTCCAATGCAATTTTGTTCCTGGACGAAATCAATGCTGCACCTCCAAGTGTGCAGGCTGCGGCTTACCAGCTGATCCTGAATCGCCGCGTTGGCGAATATCACCTGCCAAAGGGTGTGTCGATGGTTTGCGCTGGCAACCGTGACAGCGATAAGGGTGTTACCTATCGTATGCCCAGCCCACTTGCGAATCGTTTGGTCCACATTGAAATGGCTGCAAACTTCGAAGACTGGCAGAAATGGGCAATTGGCAACCGTGTCCATGCTGATGTGGTTGGCTTCTTGTCGCACCATAAGCAAAAGCTCTTCAACTTCGACTCCAAGAGCCCGGACAAGGCATTCGCTACTCCGCGTTCGTGGGTATTCGTTGGTCAGCTGATTACAGACGACCTGCCAGAATCCATGAATACTGCACTGGTTGCAGGTACGGTTGGTGACGGTCTGGCAACCGAATTCAGCGCACACCGCAAGGTTGCTGCTCGTATGCCAAAGTCGGAAGATGTGTTGATGGGCAAGGAAAAGACACTGAATGTCAAGGACTTGAGCGCAATGTATTCGCTGACGATCTCCATGTGCTACACCTTGCAGGAATGGGTTGCAAAGGCAAAGGCAAAGGAAGAAGGCTTTGGAATGGATACGTGGCATGAATGCGTTGATCACTTCTTCGAATTCATGATGGATAACTTCCAGACTGAAATGATTGTGCTGGGCGCTAAGACTGCGCTTCGCGACTATGCGCTGCCTATCAATCACCGTCAACTGAAGACGTTCAAGGGCTTCCACGAAAAGTACGGGAAATATATTTTAGAGGACTGAAATTCCATAGAAGCGGGGATAAGATAAGAAGTGTTCTCTCCCATGATCGATATTACCGTGCGGGCCAAACCGGCCCCTTTGGTGAAATAATAAAACACCCCGATAAGTTCGAAATATTCGATTCTACAATGGAAAAGATATTTCAGGGCAATATCAAAGAAACATTAGTGTTTGTAAGGAATATATAATGACAGAATATACAATAGTGGAAGGTAATGATAGAGAAGCATTCATTCGTCAGATAAACGATCTCCTAGAATACGGATGGAAATTGCATGGTAATACATCCATGACAACTATTGTACTTGGGCATAACGGTGTAACAAAATATTCTCAGGCCCTTGTTCATGTGCGTACATGATTCGTTTCCTGTAGACAATTTGCCCACATAAGTATATAATATAGGCAACAAAGGAACAAATATGGCAGCAAATAATAGTCCAGAAGCAGTCGTCGAACAGATCATTCGAGCACGAATTTCGCTGCTCCTTCAACAACCGTTTTGGGGTACACTTGCAACTCGGTTGATCATGAAGGATGCCACAGATGAAACCTGGTGCAAGACTGCTGGCACTGATGGTCGCTATTTCTATTACAACAGGGATTTCATTAGCAAGCTGAATAAAGCTGAATGCATCTTCCTTGTTGCTCACGAAGTTGAACACTGTGTCTACGATCACATGAGTCGTCGTGGTAGCCGTAAACCCAAGATGTGGAATGCTGCGGCTGACTTTGTTATTAACTACGAGCTCCACGAGCACAATGTTGGCAAGCTTCCAGATCCAAAGACATCTGGTGTTACTGCCTGCTTCGACGCAAAGTACAAAGGTATGTTTGCGGAAGAAGTGTACGAACTCTTGCTCAAAGATCCAAATGCCAATTGGCCGGAGTTTGACGTTCACTTGGAACCAGGTGATGGTAAGGGTGAGCCGATGACAGATGAAGAGCGTCGCAACCTTACAGACGAAATTCGTGCTGCCGTTATGCAAGCTGCCAAATCTGCAGGTGCCGGTAATACCCCGTTGGGTGTGAAGCGCATGTTGAAGGATTTAGTTGAGCCACAAATGGATTGGCGTGAGATCCTTAACATGAAGATCCAATCCATGATTAAGAATGACTTTACATGGAGCCGCTGCTCGCGTAAAAGCCAAGCAAGTGGTATCTATCTTCCGGGCACAAAGGAAGACGTCAAGGTTAAGGCCGCCGTGGCAATTGACTGCTCGGGTTCTATGAGCGAAGATATGCTGCGCGACCTGCTTAGTGAGACCAAGGGTATCATGGAACAGTTCATGGACTTTGATCTTGAAGTTTGGTGCTTCGATACTCGTGTGTATGGTTATGCCAAATTCAATCCTGAGAACATCGATGAGATCGATAGCTACGAAATAAAGGGCGGCGGCGGCACTGACTTCATGTGTAATTGGACTTACATGAAGGAAAATGACATCCAACCCGAACGCTTCATCATGATGACAGACGGTTACCCATGCGGCAGCTGGGGTGATGAGAACTGGTGCGATACACTGTTCCTTATCCACGGTGATACTCAGCGTCGCTTAGTTGCCCCGTTTGGTATGACTGCCTGGTATGAGCCAGATCGTCACTCGCCACAAAGCAAGCGATAGTGATTGATCATGCAGTTAGCCGCTAAATTCGCAAAGAATCGGCTAATTGCAGCTCAATAAACTACAATACAACACAAGGCACAAGGACACAAGATGAACAATTATTTACTGCCAACTGACGACATCTTCTTAGATGACGTTGCAAAGGCAATTGCCAAGAATAGATTATTGAGTGAAGCAGAGGTCATAGTGGATGACGAGCTTGGTGCTGATTTCGATGTTGAAGAGGCACTCGAAACTATGTTTACTCCCATCTTTGAAGAACTTTGGTCGGGTCATTCAATGAATGATATACATCAAAGAAAAATGTATAGAGAAGATGCAAGGGTTGCCATTGCAGCTATAAACCTAAAGTTGCTCACTCTCGACCAATAGGTAGGATAAATACATCAATGAGGCCCATTGATGTCAAATTCCCTATTCTTTAAAATCAAAGATAGTGTCGATATAGATAAACATCGACTACTCGAAATCTTCTTCAAAGATTGGGTAGATGATTCGTGTAACAATCAAGTCCAATACAAAATCGAAAGAGATGTAATAAAA